GAAATCTTGGACAAGAAATAAGAGGAAATGTATCAGAAAATATTAGTGAAGATTACATAACTAGAATTGGTGAGAATTATATACAAACAATAGAAAAAGATTTAACTAGCAATATTAACGGAGCATATGATATATCAATCATGGGAGATTCTAGTTCATTTGTTATGGGCGATATGACTTCAACATCATTTGGAAGTTATCTTCAAACATCTATCGGGGCAATAAGTATGAAATCTGGAGATGTAATGAATATGAAAGCTGCTGATAATTTAACTATTGAAACTGAAGCGAATGAAATACATACGGTAGCTGGAACTTTGTCTGAAACAATTACTGGTGCAATTACAGAAACTTATAATTCATCATTGACAACATCAATCACTGGTGTTACTGTACAACAATATAAGAGCACTTCAGCATTTTATTTTGAAGGTGTTAAAAGTGAAAGAGTTGAAGATGATACAAAAACTACTAGAGTAACAGGTAAAACAGACTTTACTACTACAACAACTAGAACAGGTACAGATAACAGTACAGTACATGTTGCAGGATTATAGGAGAAAATATAAATGGCATTTCCTACATTTAAAACAAAACTTCCAAAACCACAATTTGGTGGTATTAATGAATCTGTAAAACTTGTAACAGAAAAACGAGAAGATGTAAAAAAATTATTATTAGAAAATGCAGAATCGTCTGCATCAACTGTGAAAGCTCTTGCTAGTACAAGTATGTTAACTTTAAAAAATACTGTAGCGGGTTTAATGCCAGAAGTTCCAGATGTACCAACAACATCTTTACAAGGTGAACTGTCATCTTTAATCAGTTTGAATTTATCTAATCCAACTGCATATGCAAGTAAATTATCTTCTCTTGAAAGTAGTTTTGGTACTGCATTATCTGGAAAGGGAAAGGATTTAACATCTATGATTTCAGATATACAATCAAGTGTAGATGTATCAAGTCTTACTTCTTTCGACACAGCTGGATTAACAAAAAATCTTGTAAAGAATGTTCCTAATTTTGAAATATCTGGTGGAAGTTCAGTTGTACTTGAAAAGGCCAAAAAGACATTAACAGCACAACTAAATGCTGTGAAAGAAGATTTATCTGAAATAAGTGAAGATACAATAAACCAAATTTCAAATACAACTGCTATAACTGATGATGCAGCTGCAACATTAGATAAAGCAAAAGCTGAATTTGAAAAAGAAATAGCTAAAGTAGAAATTAAAAGAAGTGCAAATGGTACGATATATACTGATGATATAAAATCAGAATTAGAAGTCGTAGATTTGGAGATTTTTAACACTTTATTAAAAGATGGTAATTTTTCTACTCACCCAGCGATAACAAAAGATAAATTTGAAAATGTAAGACAGAAAACAACATCTACTGATGCCTTTGTCGCAAAGATAAAGAAAGAACAGAATATTGATATCAATAAAGAACAAATAGATTTCCAATATAGATTTAATAATAAATATGATGATTTTAGAGAAGCTTCTGATTTGACACTCGTGATAATTAAAAAGTATGCAAGATTTAGCAATTTCAGGGAACGTTCAGGAATACACGAGACAGAATATCGTGCTGATAAAAAAATATTGATGAATTCAATAAAAGATGTCAAATCAAAAAAACATACAACAGAAGAAGAATATAAGAAAGAAGGCAAATGGACTGAAAAAATAATAGAGGATTGGCAAAGATATATGACACCTGTTGTTCGATTGTCAAGAACGGAATACGCTAGAATCAAAAAAAGATATATGGGGAATTAATCTCATGTGTAGAGATATATCAATGTCAGAATTTTATAGACCTTTAAATGAAGGATTAACAATAAAAGAAAGTGGAATACACGGAATTGGAATATTCGCTACCAATGATATACCAAAAGGAACTAGATTGGGATTATCTCATATGCTTATTGATACAGAAATATTCCGAACACCATTAGGTGGTTTTTATAATCATTCTATGAAACCAAATACGCAAAAGACACAAGAAGGACATAAATGGTTTCTTGATGTTATTGAAGATATCAAAATCGGTGATGAAATACTTGTTACCTATACTTTATATAAAGTCGAACATATTAATAAACTTTCTATTATAAGTCAATTTATGCAAGAGGATTAAATTTAGACATTATTGTTATAAATAGACATAGGAGTTCTGCAACAACATGGCAAACTATACAACATTTATAAAGGGTGGGCATACTGATTCACAAACGACTAATGAATCAACTCGTAGTGCAAAGATTTATAAAGATTTAAATCTGTTTTTTCAAAAAAATAGTTCTGATAAAGATATAAATAAAGTCACAGATGTTCAAGCAGTTAAAAGGTCAATTCGCAATCTTGTATTAACTAATCATTATGAAAGACCTTTTCACCCAGAAATTGGTTCTAACATATTAGGAACATTATTTGAACCAATGACACCATCAAGTGCAATATTATTAACCAAACAAATAGAAGAAGTAATACAAAACTTTGAACCCAGAGCAAGATTAACTGGTGTTAGAGCATTAGAAGATTTAGATAGAAACGCATATAATTGTACTGTAGAATTTTATGTTGTTAATGCACCAACCGAATTAGAAACTTTAGATTTAATGTTAGAGAGAATAAGATAAAATGGCTACAAACAATAAAAGATTAACGGTAACAGAATTTGATTTTGATGAGGTCAAAGCAAATTTAAAAACCTTTTTAAAAGCACAAAACGAATTTACTGATTATGATTTTGAAGGTTCTGGTATGTCAGTTCTGTTAGATTTGTTGGCATACAATACTCACTATCTAGGATTTAATATGAATATGTTAGCAAATGAAATGTTCCTTGATAGTGCTGCTCTTCGTTCAAGTATAGTTTCTCATGCAAAGATGTTGGGATATACACCATCATCTGTTTCAGCACCTGTTGCAACAATAGATGTTACTTTAAATAATAGTGGACTTGCAAGTGCGACAATAAGTGCTGGCACAAAATTTTCTACAAGTGTAAATAATACAACATATAATTTTGTAACTGTATCTGATATAACTACACTATCAACTGATGGAATATTAAGATTTAATGATTTAAAAATTTATGAAGGTACTTATGTAAATACAAAATATATTGTTAATACATCTAATGTTGACCAAAGATTTGTTATAACAAGCAATTTAACAGATACAGATACTCTTACAGTTAAAGTTCAAACTTCTGCAACAGATACAACTACATCTACATATACACGAGCAACAGATATTACATCAGTAAGTGATACTGCAACTAATTATTTTCTAAAAGAAGTAGAAGATGGAAAATTTGAAATTTACTTTGGTGATGGTGTAATTGGTAAAGCATTATCAAGTGGAAATGTTGTTATACTTTCATATGTTGTAACAAACACAAATGAAGCAAATGGTGCTTCATCATTTAGTAATACTGGTGCTATTAGTGGAGTAACTGATATAACGGTTGCAACAGTATCAAATGCAAATGGTGGTGGAGATGCAGAAAGTCTTGCATCAATAAAATATAATGCACCACTTGATTATTCTTCACAAGGTCGTGCTGTAACGGCAGAAGATTACAAACTTCATGTAAAGACACTATTTCCTAATGCACAATCAATTCAATGTTGGGGTGGAGAAGAAGGAAGTGATGTTGATTCAACTGCTGTATATGGTAAGATTTATATTACAATTAAACAGATAAGTGGAGATACTTTAACTGCTACACAAAAGACCGATATAGAAAATGGATTAAAAACTTATAAAGTTGCATCTACAACTCCAGTAGTTATCGACCCAATTATAACATTTCTTTTTCTTACAACGAATTTTAAATATGATTCTACTGCAACAACAAAATCATTAGACACATTAAAATCAGATATAACTACTACACTTACTAATTATAATACAAATACATTAACAAAATTTAATGGTGTCTTTAGACATTCAGAAGTTACAGGACTTATAGATAATACACATTCATCTATTTTATCAAATATAACAACAATTAAAATTGCACAAAAATTTACACCAACATTATCTACTGCAACAAATTATACAGTTTATTTTAATAACGCATTATATAATCCACATACTGAACACAATAAAAGTGCTGGTGGTATTTTAAGTTCTACTGGATTTAAAATTTCTGGAGATACAACAAATGAATATTTCTTTGATGATGATGGCAATGGGAATGTAAGAAGATATTATTTTGTAGGAACAACTAGAACTTATAGTGATAATGAAGCAGGAACAATAGATTACGATACTGGTAAAGTTAGTATTAATTCTGTTAATATTACAACTGTAAGTAATGTTGATAGTGTAACAAGTACACAAATAAGATTAGTTGTAGTTCCAAATTCATATGATATTGTTTCAGTAAGAAATAATTTACTTGAAATTGATTTTGCAAATTCAACAATCAATGGTGGGATTGATAGTATTGCATCTGGTAGTTCTGCTGCTGGAAGTACATATTCAACTACATCTTCATATAGTTAATAAATGAAATGGGAAAAAATGAATCTACTTTAAAAACAAAAGTTTCTCCTCTTATAGAAGGACAGTCGCCTGATTTTGTTCAGGCAGACCATGCTGTATTCATAAAATTTGTAAAAGATTATTATAAATTTTTAGAATCAGGTGAATTAATTTTAAGTGGAACTATTAATAATCTTGCTCAAGAAACAGATAGTAGTAATTATATTTTAGCTGAAACTGGTGATAGAATAGTAGATGAAGCTTCAACTATTGTTTTTACATCAGGAGAAACAATTACAGGTGGAACTAGTAAAGCAACTGCAACTGTTTTAGTAAGTGATGTAAGTGATGGAACAAAAAGATTATTTATTTCTGCACAACAAAAATTTAAAACTGGTGAAACTATTACAGGTGGAACATCTGGTTCTCAAGGAACAATTGTTCAGTATCGTGGAAATCCAGTACAAAACATTCAACAACTTTTAGAATACGCAGATTCAGATAATACGATATATGATTTTCTTGATAACATGAGAGATTCTTTCATGCAATCTATTCCTTATAATCTTGCTGATGATGTTGATAAAAGAAAATTAATTCAAAACATAAAACAATTATATAAAGCAAAAGGTACAACAAGAGGACATCAACTCTTAATGCGTTTATTATTTGATGAAGATTCAGAAGTAAATTATCCTAGTGAAAAAATGTTAAGAGTTTCTGATAGTGGATGGTTAGTAAAAGATGTTCTGCGTGTAACTATTGCTGCTGGTACAGTTGATGCAAATGAATTTGAAGGACAAAAAATAACTGGTGTTGAATCAGAAACAACATCAATTGTAGAAACTACACAAACTCTTGTTGAGGGTGGTGTTACATTTTCAGAATTTGATTTAGATAATAACCAAACTGTTGGAACATTTACAATCGGAGAACAAATTACTGCGATTTCAAATTCAACTGATTTAACAATTAGAGCAACAGTAAAATCAATTGTAACTGGTGGTACGATATCTGATAGAGGAAGTTATTATACAGACGACCAAACTATTCATGTACCAACGGGAAGTTCTGCTGGTAATGGTGAAGCAACTGCCGCTATTGACGCAATATCTT